ATGGGAAGCAAACGTATATCCGATGTGTACGAAGTTTCCTTGTGCAAGAAATGAGTTTAATGGAGCTTGGAAAGAACGATTCTCTTATGATGAAATGATGGATAAGTTCCAGAAAGCAGTAAAACTCGGAAGAGTAAAAGCATTTAACCAAGAGTTAATGCTGCGTATTGCGAGTGATGAAGATAGAGTTATTCTTGATGAGGATATTTCTTGGTTCAAAAGAAAAGAGATTCTAGAGAATAAACGTAGATATAACTGGTATATCACTACCGACTTTGCTACTTCTACCCATAGAAAAGCTGACTATACTGTAATAGGCGTATGGGCTGTAGATAATAAACAGAATAGATATTTAGTAGATGGTGCATTAGGAAGATTCCTGATGAATGATACGTTTAATAAAATATTCGATTTTGTTTCTAAATATAATCCTATGTCAGTAGGGATAGAAGTAACAGGGCAACAAGGGGGCTTTGTTCCTTTGATTAAAGATGAGATGCTTAGACGTAACATTTGGTTTACAGTAGCAAGAGGAAGAGAGAGTACGAAAGAAGGTATTGCTGTTCGTACAAATAAAATGGATAGATTCCGCTTGACTGAACCAGTGTTTAAGCAAAAGAAATTCTTCTTGCCAGAAGAATTGAAAGATAGTATCTTAATACAAGAACTGCTTGAAGAATTGTCTACTGTAACTATTGATGGTATTAAATCTGTACATGATGATGCTATTGATATGGTATCACAGCTAGACCAAATGGTTATTGTATACCCTTCAGAGCAACAAGCTAATCTTGGTAAAGGAACTTCACAAGAAATGGACGATATCGACCCATTCTTCAATGAAACCAATACAGGTAGTGATTTAAGATTAAATGATTATTTGGTATAAGTTTTATGGTGAAGTTAAAAGATTTTTTACAATCTATTGCATTAGGTGAATTACAAAGTTCACCTCTTGTTCCAATCGGTGCTTGGGAGTTGAATCCCGATAGAGTGCCGCAAGTTATTCAAGCTTTAAATCAAGGGCTTGAATACTTCTATTCAAATTTTCCTCTAAAGCAAAATGAAGTGATAATTCAGTTAAGGGATGGTACTACTCGGTATTACCTTGATGACTACTATTCGATTAGAAATGGTGGTTACATTATGGATACTATAGAGAAACCTTTCCAGAATGATGTCCTTCATATTTTGTCGGTACACTCTACACAAGGTAGAGAATACGCTATCAATAATGATTATGGTTCGTTCAGTATCCACACTCCAGAATACAACTGTGTTCAAGTCAATGGCAGAACACCAGAAAATTACTTAGTAATTAAGTATCAGGCAAAACATCCAGAAATTCCACTAACAGAACCAATGAGTAGTGAGTATCCTATATCCATTCCATCTTCATACAGGACAGCTCTACAAACTTATGTTGCATGTTTGGTGTTACAGAATATGGGTGGTGAGCATTTACAGGAAAGCAATGCTCTATTTGCTAAGTTTAAAACACTTACAGAAGAGCTTAAATTACAAGGTATTGGTACTGTAACAACAGTAGGTACTAATATCAGACCTATGTTAAGAGGGTGGTTATAATGTTTCATAGACATCCGCCTATGCACAATCTTAATGAACCCAACCAATTAGTTTCACATCAGTTCACACCTGATGCTTTTTCTATGGTTCAGCAAGTGTATTTTCATTTAGGTACTTTAAAGCATATTGCAGAAAATCTTCATACTGTTGATACAGTAGGCAGAGAGATGTATAAGCTTGATGGTCTTAACCAATATCTTGGTGATATTGTAAGAGTATCTGATGCTTTAAATGCTATCGTATCTATCCAAAAAAACTTGCCGGTAATCTCTGAATTAGCACCACGTATTGAACATTTTGTGTGTCAGCTTGACGATATCCAAGAAAAAATTAATCGTCATGAAGTTTCTTTTAAAGAAGCAATGGCGACAATTAACTGTAATGTTAAGCTACTAGAAGATATGTATATTCAATATGAATGTGGTTTAACCAGACTTATTGAAGAATACAAAGCAAATCTTTGTGAAGATTACACAAAATATAAAAATGATTTGGTTGAATATAGTAAAGCAATGCAGCAACAACACGCAGAATTTAAACATGGTATGCGTGTGCTAAAAGAAGCTGTTCAAGTACAAGATGAAACTAAACTCTTGTTAGAACATCTTAAAGCAAGTGATGCAGTGACTGATGCTCTATTTCTTGGTTCAGAAGAAGTTAGTGCTAAGGCACTAAAACAGATTAAAGAATCTGAAAAATGGGGTAATAACGAAGACGTTAATAGACAACGTTTAAATTATAAACTTCCTGAAAACCGAGTTTTTAACGTTATGCATGCAAACTACGAACGTTTACTTAAAGATGAGGGAGAAGACTTATGCTAAATCGTATTTTAGGCGAGTTCCCTATCTTTGCTAAATTAGCTAAGTTAGGTAAAAAAACTAATGCTAAAGGTAATGTCTTACCAACAGAAAGTAATAATGCGTTTGCTAATGCAGACAGATTATCGTATGAAACTGGTGTAGAACAGGTTACCCCTGAATTATTTAATGGTGCAATGAACTTTGTTACAAGTAATATGAATTACTTGTTCCATCGTGGTGTACCAGAATTCTCATTGAATGTTGCTTATTCTAAAGGTTCTATTGTTACTTTTGAAGGTGGGTTATATGTATCCTTCGTAGATAACAATATTAAACATGTATCACAAACTTCTCATTGGGGAAGATTTGTAATTGAATCGAATAGCTCACATCACAATGATTACCCTAATGGTAAACCTAAAGATACCAATCCTGTAGGCACTATTCTTACTGTTCCTGTAACTACTGAATTAGATAATTATATGGACTATGTAGAAGGTGCTGAGTTTAATCCTGTAATCTACCCAGAGCTTTATAAAGTTCTTGGTTCAAAAAGATTTGGTACTGGTTTAGGTAATAAAGATTTACCTATTGGTTCATTGGTTCATATTCTTTCTACTGAAGACATTCCTGATGGATGGGTAGAATGGAATAGATATAGTTCTTTAGCCGGTTATCCAGAATTGCATCAAGCTCTATCAAGAATGGTAGAACGCTTACCTATTGGTCCTGTAAGACAGGCATGGACAGAAGCGTTAAAACAATATCGTTTCCCTGAGTTTAGTGCGAGTGGATTCCATCTAGGTATGAAAGGAACTGTAGGTGATTTCATTAATGATGCTTCTACTGCTGCTAACTTATTAAGCTATCCAGTAGTTGTAGATAATAGCAACACGTTAAATCCTCTTGGAGTTTCAAGATGTGCTGTAGACCAACACAAAGAAGTTGTGGGTGCAACCGTATCAGAAAAGTCGTATACGTCCTCAGTTGCCAGCCCACTCGTGATTGTTGCACACCGTGCAGAACAACACAAAGATGTGGATGCCAAAATGGTTGTAGTATCCGAAACTGTAGCAGAGACTGTTCCGAAAACTCTCTCTACTCGCTTAATCGTAAAAGCTACAAACCAACGTCCATCAAGTATTTCAAGTACTCATAAACAGGTGATTAAATATGCAAATTAAACGTCCTGATGTCGTTAAAGTATTTGGTGCAGATGCAATGCAAGGTAATTATTTACCGGTTAAATTTGGCACTAATGTAGTAGTAGCTAAAGAAGACTATGAAAATATTGCAAACCAAAACTTTGAATACGGCTTAGAATCGCTTGAAGGCGATTTACAAATGAAAGACCTTAATACAGTGTTTTTCTATGATAGTGCTTTATTAAAATACCTGTTTACTCATGGTATTCCTGAATTTAGTACATACGAAGACTACCCTATTGGTGCAGTAGTTCAACGTAATGGTGAAGTATGGATTTCAACAAAAGAAGTGAAAGCTTCTACACATAAAAAAGTAGCAGACCCTTGTGACCCATGTGGTTGTAAAGCAGATGTGTGTGAAAATCCAGTATATCCTTCTAAAGATGATGGCTGGTGTAAGTTCATTACTTCATGTGAATATGACCATAAAATTAAAGAATTAGAGGATAAAGATGCAGCATTACAAGCAGCTATTGATAATCTTAAAGGTGTAGAGCATTTTGGTATTTTACCAAACAAAGAAACTGGTGCTTTAGAGCTTAACTTAGAATTATCAGATGGTTCACATCTTATTATTCCTATGACTAAATTTGGTCATATTGAACAAAATAAAGATGGTACTTTATCTATTACTAATGCTAACGGTACTACATTAGAACTACCTAAGTTTGTAGCAGAGAAAGACTTAGACCAACAAAAAGGTTTTTTCTTCAATGCACAATCTGGTAAATGGGAAGTAGATTTAGCTGACTTGGTTCAAAATGGTTCTGGTTTACAAGTAGATAAAAACGGTAATATTTCTGTTAAACCAACAGATTTAGTAGACGATGATACTCTTCATGTAAATGCTCAATCAGGTAAATTAGAGTTAGACCCTAACTTTTACCGTGAACGTATTAAAAAACCAGTAGATGATTTACGTGCTGATATGGATAAAGCAGATAAAGCTTTAGACAGTCGTGTAACTGAAATCGAAACCAATGGTGCTAAAGTATATGCAAACCTTCCTATCACAGGTACTGGTAAGAAATCTGACCCACTTACTTTCAAATTTGAAGATAACGATTTTGAAATTAGTCAAGATGGTAAGATTCGCCTTAAAGCAGTAACTCGTGATGCGACTGAAAACTTAAACGAAAAATCTGTATTAGGTTTTAGTACATTCTTCGGTTATGTAAACAAAGCTGGTGGCAAATATGTATTTGGTGTACCTGCTCATATTACTTCAGAAGAAAACGTACAAGATTCTACATCTGATATTACTCAGTTACGTGATGGTGAAAACTATGACTTTAACGGTTGGCAGATTGCTTCTACTGCTCAAGTAGACCAATATATTACTGGTGCAAACAATGTAATTTGGCATCGTACAAATGATTACGGTATGAACCTAGACGGTACATTGAAAAACCCTGCAGGTTGGGGACAATGGAATCGTGAGACTAACGTGAACATTACTGTACAACAAATTCAGCAAATGCAGAATGATTTGACTAACTTACGTAATAACTTAACAAGTTTAAGTAATTTAACCGACACTAATAAACAAGAGTTATTAGGTAAAATCACTGATATTGAAGGGAGACTTGCTGTCCTAAAGTCTAACAATGATAGATTGAAAAACGAGAACGCCAGTTTATCATCTCAATTAAACAGTGCACGTTCTCAAATCTCTAGTTTACAAAGTCAGTTAGCTGAATGTAAGAATAGTGGTGGTGGCTTATCTTTAGTTCAATTAGCGAAAACTAAATATAACGCTTCTTTACAAAATTCAAACAATCTTGAAAAAGATGGATGGTTATACCAAACTTTACGTATTGATGACGTTAGTGACAATAAAGCTGGACGTATTGAATACGTTAAATATGAAGTCGCTATTACTTCAGAAGATGGTAAATCATGGCTTCCAGTACCAGCAGGTGCTCAACAACCTGATAGTCCTGAAGGTGATACATTCATGGCAAGTCCTATTACAGTTACTACTAATCTAAATGGTCAGCGTAACAATTTAGGAAGTGACCAGTTTAATATTTCAGGAGCGTGGATTTCATCTGTTCCGTATAAACCGAAAAATAATAAGTATGGTAAAGCTTATTATATGATTAAAGTTAAGTATCAAGGTGACCCTAAAGAATATCCTGCAGGTACTGTACTTGATTATGTAAGTGGTAAATGGAATGAACAACCAGAAGAAGTTCGTAATAGTACTCTTCCACGTCCGGAACATTTTGATAAATAATAGGTGAATTATGCAATTTTTAAAATTTAAAGATTATGTACGTTCATGGAGTACTTGGGTATTAGCAGGTGTTGCTGTTACCCCTGTACTTGATGCAAATGTACAAGCGGTAGCTGACTTGCTACCTGAGAACTGGAAACCATATTTTGTTACAGCTCTTGGTGTTGTTGGTTTAGTTGTACGTGTGATTAAACAAAAGTAAGGAGAACCTATGTCTTGTTGTGTTCCTTGCAAAACTGAAACAGTTTACCAAAATCGTAAGGCTGAGAAGAAAGTTGAAGACGATTGCAAAGCACGTCTTGAACTAGCTTTAGCAGAGCTTGTGAAATATAAAACTGAAGCAGAAGAAGCAAAAGAAAAACTAGCAAAACTAGAGTCTAAACCTTGTTGCCCGAGTTTAACCATCGAGACAATTACTAAAGTAGGTGATGAAGCTATTATCACCTTTAGTGATTGTACTTATATGAAAGCTCCAGTAGAAGTAACAAAAGGGTTAGATATTGAGAAACCAGAAACTATTATTGATAACCTTGTTAAACGTGTAAAACTTTTGGAAGGTTCAGTAAAAACATTGATTGAGCTTGTAGATGAACAATCTAAAGCATTCGTTAAAGTTTCTGATTTAGTTAAAATTAATAGCTGCGGAGAAGAAGCACCATTCTTAGGTGTAGATGTTTCTGTAGTTAAAGGTATTAAAGAGGCTACTAATGAAGAAAGTAACGCTTAATATTAACGGATGTTTACCTCAAGTTCATGATGGTAAAGATGGTGTAGATGGTAAATCTGCTTACCAAATCTGGTTAGATAATGGTAATACTGGTTCAGAAGCTGAATTCCTTGAATCCCTTAAAGGTCCTAAAGGTGCTGACGGTATCATCGGTAAAGATGGTGCTACAGGTCCAAAAGGTGATAAGGGTGAAAAGGGAGACAAAGGCGACAAAGGTGATACCGGTGCTCAAGGACCTATGGGTGCTCAAGGTTTACGTGGTGAAGTAGGTGCGAAAGGTGACACTGGTGAACGTGGTCCTCAAGGCGAGAAAGGCGAACAAGGTCTAAAAGGCGATAAAGGGGATAAGGGTGACACTGGTCCAGCCGGTCCACAAGGTCCTGCAGGTAGAGACGGTGAAGGTGCAGATTTCTGTACTGCTTTTGATGCTCTTCCTGAAGTATCATGGAAAAAAGGTACTACTATTATTGCTAAACAAGATGGTGCATGTGTACGTTTAACTTCATTTGATTCTATCTTCCAAGAAATTGGTGTAGGTATTACAGCAGATAAAACCAATGGTTTAGTTAGTGATAACTATAAAGTTGTTGTTACTGTATCTAATACAGGTGAAGGTAAGAACGAATTAACAAACTTAAATATCGTAGGACCAGCTAATACTGAAGACTACGAAATTAAAGAAGTTAGTTTCACTAAATCTGAAGCAGATGAAGTAGAACAAGTAGATAATTTAACTTATAACATTCGTGGTCTTAAAAAAGGTGGAACTGTTAAAGTTAAATATACCGTTGTTCCTAAAGTAAAAGGTACATACCAATTCACTGCTGCAGTAAATCCTAACTCACCATTGGATAAAGATTTAGGTAACAATAACGCTACTATTATCTTACGTTCTGCTACTGCTTCTAAAGCTATTACAGGTGAAAACTGTCCTGCTATTACATTAACCGATGTAGACACTGGAAATGTATTAACGCAAGTAGGGGCTGCAGATGATAAAGCTACTAACCCGTTTGTTGGTACTGTTACATCGTATATTGGTAAAATGCAATATATTAATATATTCAAAAATAGAACGTCCCTACAAGGTTTAGTATTAGAAGCTGATTCAGATTTAACAGTTATCACTAACCATAGTAAATTTGAAAATGCTAAAGATGGGTTAGGTACTGTAGATGGCAGAGTTTTTGCAGCATACCCTTCATCATTAGGTACAAATCCATACGGTAATACGTTTATTTCTCCGTCAGTAGTACATGAAATTACTACTCAAGCTGTTAATGTAGAAGGTAGACGCATTACTGTTACAGCAGATGCAAATGCATTAGTGTTAGTAGCTAGACCACGTGGTGCAAACTGTTACTGGCAAGTTTATGTATTATTTGCAAATGCTGAACCTGTTGTAGAAAAAATTAATATTACTAATTTAGTTGGTGGTGCATTAACTAATGTTAGAGTTCCAAAAGGAGTGCTTAGTACTTCAGATAATAAAGCTAATATGATTCCTGATGGTTTAACCAGCATAACATCCATTAATGGTGGGTATGTTGAAAAACAAGTGGTTACTGTTGAGAAAGGTACTGCAGCTACTGCTACAGTAGATTTTGGTACACTTACTAAATTCTATTCATCAGGTCTTGTAGAAATTACAGCTAATAGCTTAATAGTATCTGCAGATGCAACTCCATCTGATAGTATCCACTCAACTTACTTAGATGTAATCATTGAGGAATAATTATGACAGATATTCAAAAAGATAAAGATTGTGGATGTCCAAGACCAGTAGTAGCAGGTAGTCATTGCGATTCACGCAAAATTACCAGTGTTGTTAAATCTGGCGAAAATATCATTATTGCTTTTGATGACTGTACGTTTGCAAAAGCAAATTTTAAAGTAGTAGATGATAGTTTTGGTGCTAAACCAGTACCTAAACTTCCAGAAGTAGAAGCTATTGATGCATCTTTAACAGAAGCACTTAACAAGTTTAAAACTTCTGTAGGTAAACTCGTTAAACGAGAAGTGCCTGAAGATAAGGTTACTGATATTCTAAATCGTATTGCTACTTTAGAAGAAAAAGAAGACAAAGACACTGTATACGATGATTCTAAACTTCTAAAACGTATTGAAGAGCTAGAAGCTAAAGAAGATAAAGATACAATCTTTGACCCAACAGAATTAGTAGAACGTACCTCTAAAGTAGAAGCTCGTGTACAAGCTTTAGAAGATACGCCTGCTGGTGACAAAGTGGACGTTACTGCATTTGTCCGTAAAGACGAATTAGTAGATGTTCAAGATTTTGAAGGTAATACTTCATTCCGTGCTATTCCACCTACTCCACGTAGACCGGAAGCAGCATAATCCCATAGTCCATTAGGGCTTTATTTAACTTAAAATAGGAAAAACAAATTATGGCAGTTATTCAACTAATGCATAAAAATGAAGTTGGTAAAACAACTGAGGTAGTAGACGGTCACGTTGAAGTTAAGATTAACAATGAAGGTAACGTTAAATTTGAACGTACTGAGACTGGTTTAAAAGGTGAAGTTGCTTTACCTGCAGCAGTTGTTGCAATTACTAAAGTAGAAATCGTTGATGGTAAAGTTAAAGTTACTAAATCAGATGAAACTACTGAAGAATTACTATTACCAGCTCAAGCAGTTGATGTTAAATTAAACGGTGCAGAACTTACAGAAGATAACAAGTTAAAATTAACTTTATCTGATGATTCTGTAATCGAAGCGGATTTAGCTAAATTCGTAGATGCACCAAAATCAGCTACTGAATACTGGACTGAAATCAAAGTATTGCCAGATTTCAAAACTACAGTACTTGACTTACTTAAATCACCAGAAGCGAAAGCAGCATTACTTGAAATGCTTAAAGGTGATGAAGTACAAAATCTTAGCGGTGAGACTAAAGGTTACTTACTTGCTAAATAATCTAATATGGGGGAGTAATCCCCCTTTGGAGTATAAATGAAAGTAATACAAGGTTTAGATTTACATGAAGATGACTTTACTATTCAAAATGGTAAAGTTCGCACCCTTAAAACTGCTAAATCTTACAAACTAGATTTTATTTTAGGTAAAGATTTTATTACTACAAATAATGATAAGGATTATGATAAACAAGAACGTAGACAACTTACTGTTTTAGATGGCATGGGTAAAATCCATTTAGATTTTAAAATGGTAAAAGATTCTGGAAATCTACGTCCATTATTCAGACTTCCTACTAATGCCCCTAGAAATTTAGAGTTAATTGAAACTCAAGTATGGGATGGTGCTTCCGTATGGCTAAACGCAGGTAACAACGTTGTTTATGGTAGTGGTTTAAGAGAAGGTCAAAGATACATTCTTGATTTGATTGGTTTCTTTTCATAATAAATAATTGGAGATAAATGTATGGCAGAAAAATTAGTATTTGGTGCTGACATTGATAATGTAACCATTAAAGAAGTTAATGGTAAATTGACAGCAATTCTTGATGTAGAGAATGTTGAAGATGAGTTTGAAGTAGTAACCAACTACGTAGAACCACAAGAAGATGATGAATTTTATGTAGAATCGGTATTCGCTAAATTCCGTCATAAAGCTACTCAGCTTATGACTGATGCATTTAAAAAAGAGAAAAAACCTCGTAGTGCACCAGTGAATGAGAGTTTAACTGAACCTGTCGTGCTTAGAGTCGAAGACCATGGAAGCAATATTAACTTCTTTGTTGAACATACAAGTTATATATCTGCGGTGGATGGAGAATATTTAGTTTTTAGTCAAGTCGATTCAGCACGTCAAACGTTTACTTATTCTAAATCTGATTACCCATCAGCTAAGAAATTAAATGAGACTTTAGCTGGAAAAACTGAAAAAGTTATTACCTCACAGCGATATGCTACTTCTGAAGGTCATCCAGTAGTTAAACCTACTGAGATTCAAGTAGCATACCCTACACTTCCTTATGTAGAGAAGACAGTAAATCCTACTTCAAGCCATGATGCTTATCTAATTAGTATGGATTTATCTTTAATTGATGGTACTGAGCCTGCTGTTGTAAGACAAAATATTCAGTTAATTGAAGAGGAAGGTAAGTCAAAAACTTTCACTGCTCATTACACACTTAGAAAGAATGATGGTCGTGAATTAACAGGAACTCATACATTTACGGGTTGGTATAGCTTTGACCGTAGAGATGTTGCAGATTACGGAAATGATAACAGTGTTACTTATGAGAAATGGGAATTTGAACCATTTGTCTTAGAAGGTTTTTATGCGAAATTTACCGTAAACCCTCAACCATATGAAGAAGGTACTTTGTAAGGAGTAACTTATGAGAATCCTAAAATGGTTGTACGGAGTTGATACACGCAATGTACGTATCTATAACTTAGGATTTCATGCTATTTGGCTTATGTTATGTATAAGTCATGTTTATGGAATCATTGAAGTAGACTTACCTAATACCTTTGAGCCAAAATTTACTACATTGGTTTGGTTGTTATTAGCTTGTTTACTTACAACGATTGTAAGCATAGCTCCGGTTTCTTACTGTAAGAATCGAGATTTATATAAATATATTTCTCTTTTACTTGGTGCGTTAATCGAATTTATTATAGCTTACAAATATGTAACTATTTATCCACCACTAAACCCTATGGTAATTGTTTCTACCTTTTTAGGTTTCTGGTTCTTAGGTGGAGCTTTATTCGTCAAACAAGAGAAGAAGGTAAATTATGGAGCTGCTAAATGAATTCGCACCGCATATTCTAGTAATATGTGGTAGTTTGCTTGGCTCTATTAAATCCTCAATGGACGAAAATAAGTATACTTTTAAACAAAGATTAGTAAATTTTTTGATTGGTGTGTATTGCGGCATCTCTTTAGGATTAACCTACATGACGACAATCGAAACTGGTTATCTTGGTTTGATAGCTCTTACTGGTGCTATGATTGGAACAAATATTCTTAAGGTGATTTCCGATATAGCTCCAGAATTAGCCAAGAAATTCTTAAGGGACAAATTTAAATGAGTTTTAAATTAAGTAGTAAATCTCTAAATAAATTAACCAATGTTCATCCTGATTTAGTCAGAGTAGTGCAAAAAGCTATTGAGCTTTCTACTACTGATTTCTCAGTTACAGAGGGTGAACGCTCATTAGCACAACAACAAGCTAATGTGAAGAAAGGTGTTAGTCAGACACTAAAATCCAAGCATCTTAAACAAGACGATGGATTTGTTCATGCAGTAGACTTAGTACCTTACCCTGTAAACTGGGAAATAAATGCCTTCTATCCTATTGCATATGCTATGCAACAAGCAGCAGAAGCTCTTAACGTGAATATTCGTTGGGGTGGATGTTGGGCTAAGCTAAATGGAGATAAACGCTCTCCAATGCGAATGGTGAAGGATTACAGTGATGCACGAAGAAAAGTAGGGAATAAAGTATTTATTGATGCCCCACACTTTGAAATCGTTGAATAATATTATATCATCTACATTGGTTCAAAAGAGCCAATAAACAGAAGGAAAAACAAATATGGCAATTTTACGCTATGAAGAACGTGTACGTATCGAACGTGCAAATGGTTTACGTAAACCAGACCAATGCGTAGAAGGCGGTTGCGGCTGTTCAGTTTATGGTGGTGATGACGCTTATAAAGGCAAATCATTCTCTGACATTGCATCTACCCCTTTACGTCAAAATGCAGTGTGTCCTCATCCTAAAATGGTTGTACCTGTTACTGGTGCATTTGTTGTGGAAGAACCTGTTAAAGTATTTAAACCAGAATACAAAGACCCAGCTTACCAATTAGTAGATGGCAATCCTTGTGATGGTCGTTTAATTGGTGTAGTAGAAACTATTTCTGATTCTGACCGTAGTACTGTAACAGTTAAACAAGCTCATACTGTAGTTACTCACGATGTTAAAGTTGAAGATACTGCATTTGATGAACCTAACGAACGTCCAGTAGTAACTTCTACTATTAAAGCTGATGCTGAAGCAACTCAACCTGTAGCAGTAAATGGTACTGAAGCAGAAGAAGTTCCATTATCAGAAGTTTCTGATGGCGAAAATTCAGGTCGTAAACCTCGTGGTAAAAAAGCTGATAAAGCGGATAAAACTGACAAGGCAGATAAAACAGAAAAACCTGTTGAAAAACCTGCTGTAGAAACTCCGGCAGCTCCAGCACCTGCAGAAGGCACTGATGGTATTAATAATCAGACTGATGGTGACCACATTTAATTTAATATAGCCCTAGCAATAGGGCTATTCCTCTAAGGATTTTTATGCAAGATAATACAAATGTTGAAAGTAGCACTACAGACAAGGTACAACAGTTAATATCTGTATTGTCTGGTAGAACTGCAGAAAAGCTAACTAACTGGAAGAAAGAACCTAAAGTAGAAGACCTTATGGGAGACTATAAACAAGCACTCCCTGCACATAAGTATCACATTAGTCGTATTCAGAACTGGCTCAATCTGCTAAATCCAATTACTGATAAATCTAAAATTAAATCTGGTAGAAGTGGTGTTACTTCTCGTATGGCTCGTAAACTTGCAGAGTGGCGATATAGTGCACTAGCAAGTGCTATCTTAAATGAACGTAATCTATTCCAAGTTACAGCTTCTAGTCCTAAATTTATTGAAGCTTCCTTTCAGAACACTCTGGTTCTAAATTACCAATTTAATACTCTTATTGATAAAGTACATTTCATTAATACATTGGTTCGTACAATGGTAAATGAAGGTACTGCTATTGTTCGTGTAGGTTGGGAAGTAGAACAACAAACCAAAGAAAGAGAAATTCCTGTATATGAATATGTAGAAGCTGATGAGCAAGGTACTATGCTTATCATGCAAGCACTAGAACAGATTAACCAAGAACAACAACAAACAGGTATTACTGATAGTGCAGAAACAGAAATCTTTAAGAATGCTCCTCCGGATTTACAAGAAAGTTTAAGAGCTACTTATGAATACGGTATGCCAGTTATTGCACAAGATACAGGACAAACTCAGATTGTATCTGAAGTAGTATCTACTAAAAACAGACCTTCTGTTAAAGTTATTAATACTGCTGACTTAGTCATTGACCCTACATGTGAAGGTGATTTTTCTAAAGCTAAGTTTGTTGTATATAAATATCAAACTGATTTATCTACTCTTCGTATGATGAACCAGAAATCACCAAATACTTATAATAACCTTAAAAGCTTAGATTCTGATTCACCGATTGATATTGGTGATATGAATACTCTTGCAGCGTTACCTAACGAAGTATTTGCTGATATGTTAGATAACAATAATAACATCGAAAAGAGTTTTAAATTTAAAGATGAAGCACGTAAACAGATTACAGTATACGAATATTGGGGATACTGGGACATTGATGGAACAGGTATTGCTCAAGCTATTTGTGCGACTATTGCTGATGGTAAGTTTATTAAACTGGAAAGAAATCCATTCCCTGATAACGAATTACCTTTTGTAGTTATTCCATATTTACCAGTAAAAGAATCTGTATATGGTGAACCAGATAGTGAATTAATCCAAGATAACCAACAAATCTCTCAAGCTCTAACAAGAGCTATGGTAGACATTAATGCTCGTTCTGCTAATGGACAAGTAGCAATGCCTAAAGGTTTCTTAGATATTGTAAATAAACAAAGATTCAATCGTGGCGAAGACTACGAATATAATCCAGTAGCTCATCCTGCAGAAGCTATTTATATGCATACTGCAAATGAATTACCTCAATCTATGTTGGCTTTCCAACAAATGCAATATGCAGAAGCAGAAGCTATTACAGGGGTTAAATCATTTAGTGGTGGTATTGATGGTAATGCATATGGACAAGTAGCTGCCGGTATGAGCCAAGCGGTAACAGCGATTAACCAACGTGAAGGTGATATCATGTTCCGTATCTCTAAAGGTTTAGAGAAAGTTGGTAATAAAATTCTAGCTATGAATATGGAATGGTTAGATGAAGAAGAAGTTATCTCACTTACTCAGTTCCAGTTTATTACTATTCGTAGAGAAGATTTAAAAGGTGATTTCCATTTAGCAGTTAGAATCAAATCTAATAGTGAATCTGAAGGTAAAGCACAACAACTTACTTTCATGGCTCAAACATTAGGTGAATCTGCTGATTGGGGATTACGTAAACTTATGTTGATGGAGATTGGTCAATTATATAACTTAGATACATTTGTGTCTGCTCTTAAAGACTATGAACCACAACCTGACCCTATTCAACAAGAATTGGCTCAATTAGAAGTAGAATTAGCTAAAGCTAAGTTACAGAAAGAACAAGCTGAAGCTGAATACTATCAAGCACGTTCTGCGTTTATTGATGCTCAAATTGGTAATACTCAAGCTGATACTGACCTTAAAGCTCTTGACTTTATGGAACAACAAGAAGGTGTTAAACACGCTCGTCAAAGAGAGATTGTTCAAGCTCAAGCTGAAGCACAAAATAAAGGTAAAATTGCTACTGAGTTGCTTAAAGGACAAAATGCCTTACAAAAAGCTCAGATGGATAATGATACTAAAAAAGTTGTGGCAGATGCTAAAGGACAGGATAAAAAACCAAAAAAGCTATCTCAAAAAGCACAAAATAGGGAAAATGCTAGACAAGCACAGAATAATTTAAGAAAATTGCCAAATCCTGAGCTAGGTGCTGTACCTGATGGATTATTCAGAGCAGATGGTTTAGGTAACTATATTCGTGGTGATGGCAGTACTGTACAGAACCAAATCTAATAGACTAACATAAGAGGACTATAAAATGGTTGAAGAAAACCTAATTGAACAAATTGAACGTGAACGTAAGAACCAAGCACTTATCTTAGAGCGTGCTGAAGCATTATGGCGTTTAATGGATAATCCAGATTTTAAATTAGTATTCCGTGATTACTATCAAGGTTTATATTTACAACGTATTGTGAAAGAAGACCTAGCTACAGCAACTGCAGATATCACTAAACAGTCTGCAGTAGACCGTATTAAATCTATTGGTTTATTCGACCAATTTATTAAACAACTTGATTCAGAAGGCATGTATGCAAAATCTTTCATTAGAGCCTCTGATGAAGAGTTAATTGAAGCTTATACTGATACTGTTAGAGGTTAATATGTCAGAATATAAGCTTCCTGAAAGTGTATCATTATTAACACGTGAAAGCGTGAAGCATAAAGTAGAGTTACATAATCTCATCGCTAATGGTGGAGCTAATTCTATTGAAAGTTTAGAAAACTATCTACATCTTAAACTTACTGAGTTAAAGGATAGATATGAACGAGATAAATGCTCTTCTAGCAATGACTATTTAAAAGGTATTAAAAGTCAAATCGACAATGTAGAACGAGCTATTCATGAAATAAGACAGTATGAGAATTATATTACTAATGAACATTGTCTTAACATTACTAAGCTTAATCGCATTGATGAGTTCAAAGCACTATTAGCAAATGACCATGCTTGGACTCGTTCCGGATACCTATTAAAAGAATTTGAGGTCTAATAATGACTACTGAAAATACTACGAATCAACCTGTAGAAGTACAAGATAATTTAGACATTGGTTCAGTACTAGCAAGTGCTACCGATGAACAATTAGAAAATGTAGATACCTTTGAAGAGTTTATGGCTCAACAAGGTGTGAAACCTGAAGAACAGGAAGAAGCACCTAGTGATAACCAGACTACTGAAGAATCTACGACTTCAGAATCTGAACCAGAACAACTAACTGGTGAAGCAACTGAAGAAACTACTGAGCTTACTGATGCAGAGTTCAGACAACTTGTTACTGCAAGTTTCAGAGCAAACCATCAGGATGTGCAAGTAGATAATCCTGACGACATTAGAAAACTAATGCAATTCGGTATGAACTATCACAAGAAGATGGGTGAACTAGCTCCACACCGAAAAATTTTAAAATCGTTAGAGCAAAATGGTTTATTAGAAGCAGACAAGATTAACTTCGCTATTGACCTACTTAAAGGGGATAAAGCAGCAGTTGCTAAGTTCCTTAAAGACCAGTCAATCGACACTTATGAATTGCCTGACTTAGAAGAAACCCCGTATCAATCTAAGAACTATTTACCTACTGATGAACGTGTAGCTTTTGATGAAAAAACACAAGAGTTACAAGGTTCTGAAGCAGGACAGCGTGTATTAAGTTATGTTAAGAATTTGGACCAAGATAGCTTCTTTGAAGTTTATTCTAATCCAGTAATTCTAGATAACTTACAACGTCATGCTGAGAATGGTTTAATGAATGATACATTAGCAGTTCTTGAAAAAGAATATGCACTAGGTAACGTTCCTGCAAACATTAAGCCTATTGATGCTTATGCTCATGTTGCAGAACAACTTCAATCTCAAAATCCAAGTAAGTATAACGTTTCTCAACGTGCTCCAAGAGTTGTAGGTAATAACTTGGTTCAAAATCAACAACCGAAAAACCAAGCACCTAAAGCTCCGACAAGTGCAGGTATTCCTAATAATACTCAAGCTCCACAAAGACAACAGTCATATAGTGGAATTGATGCATTATTGAATGCTAATGAAGAAGAACTAGCTAAATACAATAGCTGGGAAGAATACTTACAAGCTAACAATATTAATCTTTAAGGTAAATTACTATGGCAGTTAATTCTCCAATCGACACTGCAACACAAGCAGATGTAAACACTATGGCTAATGCCCATGCTCCAAGTATCGGTTCACCACGTGCTAACTTATACAATGACCCACAAGGTCTACGTGGTGCTCCAGTACAATCTTCTGTTGGTTCACAACAATATGAACGTATTTTCTATACTAAGAAAATCATTCCAGCATTAGCAAAGAAACGTAAATTTTCTAAAATGGCGGATACTATCGCTATGCCTAAAAATATGGGTCAGCGTATCCGTGCTGAAGTAGATATTCCTTTACTTCACGATGCTAACTTAAATGACCAAGGTATTGACGCTCGTGGCGTACATATCCGTAACGGTAACTTCTATGGTTCTTCTAAAGATATCGGTAAAATCTTAGGTGCAATGCCAGTATTAACTGAAGAAGGTGGTCGTGTAAACCGTGTTGGTTTCTCACGTGCATGGACTGAAGGTACATTTAACAAATTTGGTTTCTTCTATGAATATTCTCAAGATTTAGAGAACTTCGATTCAGACCCACAAATTGTTTCTCGTATGTACCAAAAAGCTATGGAAGCAGCAGAACAATTAACTGAAGACTGCTTACAAGCTGACTTATTAAACGGTGCTGGTACTATCGTATATTCAGGTAATGCTATCTCTGATGATACTATGGACCAAACTTCATTAATCTCTTATCAAGCGATTCGCCGTTTATCTCGTGCATTAGACGATAACCAAACCCCACGTGAAACCAAATATATCTTTGGTTCAACTAACTTAGATACTCGTACTGCAACTACTTACCGTACTCTATTCGTAGGTCCTGAAGTATTAAATATCTTAGAACAAATGAAAGACCATTTTGGTAATCCAGCATTTATCCATGCTCACCAATATGGTGCAGGTATCTCTAAACTTATGGAAGATGAAGTTGGTATCATCGACAAATTCCGTGTAGTTTATGTAGAAGGTATGTTAGGTTGGATGGGTGCAGGTGCTGCAGCAGACCCACAATTCGGTCTTGCACAAGAAAATGGTAAATACAACATTTACCCAGCACTATGTATCGGTACTGATGCATTTACTTGTATTTCATTCGATGGTTCAAATGGTGTGAATAACAAATTCCAAATTCATCACCAAAAACCTAACCAATCTTACAGCTTGTTAGACCCATACGGTGAAATTGGTTTCGTATCTATCAAATGGTGGTACGGTATCATGTTCAAACGTCCTGAACGTATTGGTGTTATCAAAACTGTAGCTCCAATGTAATATTAGTGTAACTCGTAGGGGTTCTTTCGAACCCCTTATTCCTAGAAGAACAGAATAGAAGGAACAATATATGTCTATTGAACAAACAAATGTAAACGTATCTACTGATGATATGGAAATCAACGAACGTGATTATTGGAAAGAACAAGCGAATATTCGTGGTGTTTCTTATGCAAACAATATCACTACAGCGAAATTAAAAGAGTTAGTGCAAGCTCGTATTGCAGAGCAAGAAGCTGCTAATTCAGGTGGTACTAGAGGTCGTCAAAGCTTAGAGAAATTAGCTCCAGAAGTGTTAGCTAATATCGACAAAGCTACTGCTTTAGTACGTTTCCAAATTAATGTATTAGACCCAAGTAAACAAGACTGGACTGCTATTACTGTAACTGCAGGTAACGCTAACTTCTCACCGATTAGACGTGTAATTCCTTTAAATGCACCTGTATGGCATGCAGAACGTATCTTAGTAGAAGTATTGAAAACTATGAAGTATGCTCATCGTAAATCTGAAAGACATCCTCGTTTACGTCAGCATATTGATAATATGTCCAAACCTAAATACTTACCATGCTTTAGTATTGTAGAACTTCCTCCACTTACAGAAGAAGAATTAAAAGCATTAGCTGAACAACAAGCGGTAAACAATACTGGACAATCTGAAAACGATTAGTGACAATAGTCTAGTTAGTTTAGAATTAGTTAGGCTTTTTTAATGGAGAAAATTATGACAGATATTATTTCACCTGTAGGTATTGAAGAAATTCCTAAAGGTCCAACACCTGTAACCAATAACTCCGGTAACAGAAATACTGGAACTACTGGTACTGGTGCATACAATTTTAATAACTTTTATGGCTCACCTATTACTGGTTTAGGTAAGACTTATGATGTATCTCAGTTCTCAAATAATTCTTTAACTGGTGATGCAGTTATCCAAAGATTTATTGATATAGCTGGTGCTAAAGCTATTAAACCATTCGATAGTGAAGGTAATCATATCAGTGCAGGATATGTCTTTGATAAAGTAGTTGATGGTGATAGTGGTTTTGCTAATAGTGCAGCAGCATGTGAAAACATCTGGTTATGCGTACCAAATATTAATATTCCAGATTCTGTTAAGAATATTGGTGGAGATGAGTTAGACGCTAATGGTAATGTAAAGTATAGATGGAAAACTGTAGAAGACATCAATAAGATTGCTGATGAAATTGATAAGATTCCAGATGCTCACCAGTTAGTAGAGTTCTTATCTGCTGCATATAAACAAGCAGAAATTTATGAGTTACTTCATCCTAAACTACAGAAAGCAATTACAGAGTATAGAGAGAAGTATCCATTAAAAACGATTGAAGATTATGCTGATTTATCCGCATACTTGAATGCACCATTTAAACAACTTGATATCGTTCCTGAAGAAGAAAATGAAGAGCTTAAAAAGATTCTAGAAGCTTTAGATAAATTAAGCTTAGAAGACCTTGATATTCCTTTAGTTAAAGTAGAAAACACTGACCTTACTACAAGAGAAGTAGATGGTACAGGTGTATTTGATTTCATTGGTTCAAGTGTTATGAACCAGTTAGAAATGATGACTAATAGAAATCTTATTTCTAAAACAGAAGTTGCAGGTGTTTATTCTACTTTATTGGTTCAAGGCTTACAGACAGCTTCTCAATTTGCATTAGAGAAAGCTAATATCCTGAACCAATCTTATTTAACAAGAGTTCAAGCAGTTCAAGCAGCTATTGCAGTATTACAAGCAAAAGCTCAAATGCTTATGTTACCGGTACAACTTCGTTTACAGTATGCTCAATTAGAAGTACAACTTAAACAGTTAGAATTACTTAAAGTACAGGTATGGGTAGAAAAAGAGAAATACCCTCAAATGCAAGCTCAAACTGATTTAATCTTGGCTCAAACTGATGCACAAAGATTACAGAATGAACATCTCAAAGAGCAAGCTTATATTCTTCAAGAACAAGTTAAACAAGCTGGTATTGCTACTCAGTTACAAACTTTACAGCTTGACCAACAAGCTCTTGCAAATAATAAATTGGTTGAAGATACCAAACTTACAGACGCCCAAACTCAATTACAACTTAAACAGGTAATGTTAGCAGATGTTCAAAAAGTACAAGCTAAAGCAGCTATTAAACTCCAAGCACAACAACTCGAAAAAGAGAAAGAAGGTTTGGCATTGGTTAAAGCACAAACTGCAGCAGCGTATGGTCAAATTGCTGCATTAAAAGAGCAAATGAAAGCAGCTAAAGCTCAATATAATGACCGTATTGATGGTAAACCTATTGGTGGTGTACTTGGTGCTCAAATTGCTGTAAACAAAGCACAAGCTGTAGGATTTGAACGAGATGGTTTCATTAAGTTTATGAACCAAGCGCAATCAGGTTGGGCTGCTAAGAAAACAGCAGATATTGCTACTATGGCTCCGTCTTCATACTCTGCACTTGGTATTGACCGTATGATGACATGGGCAGCACATAAAATGTTTAGTATGCCTATTGATACATTTGCAATGCCAGATGGTTATCAAGATTATGTTACTGATGCAGAAATGGATGCAGATATTGCTACCAAAACATCAGCAAATAACTTCAACCCACTTAAAGAAAAACCAAAAACATAGAGGTAATATATGGGTCTCGGTACAACAAGATATCGTCATTATTTCACGCAATATGCTGAAGAACTTAATGGGTCTCATACCGAAGACCCTATTTCTACTTATGCAGCAGTTACTGTGGCACAAGGCGGTGATATAGGTAATGGTATAATTGAATCACTTCAACGAGGTAAAGGTGTTCAGCTTAAAAGATATTATCAATATGCTAGAGCAAGATTTGGTAATAGATTTTGGAATTGGAAACTAGAAACTTCTTCAGGTAATTCAGGTAAAACTAATTTATCAAAACAATTAGCGAAACTGTTTATTACTAATATAAATCCATATACCTATGTAGCTTCAGTAACTACTACACCTAATCAACTAGGTCCTTATTTGAACCATCTTGTAAAAACTAAGTATGGTATTGATGAGTTTAATACTACTTATAATGGTAAAAACTTTGAAGCATCTAGTTTAAGTAAATCAGATAAAGGTGTATCTATTCTTAAAAATACTACAGATAATGACCCTCCATTACTATATTTAGATGATTTTCCTGAACCAAGTGTAGGAATTATTTATTGGGATTATTCTGCACCAGTATTACTATCATCTAAAGTTACAAAAGAAGAATATACTTTTGACAAGATACCTAAAGGTTATGTTTTAGGTGTAGGTACAAGAGTATTTATAAAAGAATGGGCAGAAGGTTATGACCCATTCGGTCCTAAAGATTCTGGTTCAACATCTATTGATACTAAAAAACCAGAAGAATTAGATAAAGAGCAAGAAGAATCTTCAGTAATTACTAGCGGATATAAACGTAAAATCTATCGTAGATATGCTACTAATACTGGTTCATATTGGATAACTGAAAGTGGTGAAAGAGTAGAGTATTATAAGTTTGATGTTGAAGTAGAAACTCATGAGATTACTTATAATAAAGAAACAATTTTATATGCTACTCAATCAGGTGAATCTAATTCAGCAGCATTACAGGCATTCTTTGATAATCAAAAGAAACCAAAGAAAGTAACCGCTGCAGAGATTGACTCTAAATCAATGCCACATGCATTTAAACTTTATCCATATCTACCTATTAAAGACTTTGGTGAAGATGCTTGGGAAGATACATGGTTAGTGCCTAAACTTGCTAAAAATGATGAGATAGTTAAATTACAAAAGATAATTGATGATGCTCTTAAAGAACAAGAAGATGAAAAAGGTAAGAACTATGCAGCTATCCATGAACCAAACCAAAACAATCCTCGTCTGCTTTCAAAAGATAAGAAAGATGAGCGTAAAGGCGGTTCTAAGAAATATATCTATAAAGGTGAATTACATTCCCTTCGTTCATTACAAAGACGTTTAGCTAGATACTTAGACCAAACCCGTAAGATTAAATTTAATAAATTACATAATCCTGCTAAAGAACTTTCTGAGAGTGCTACTAAAAGACACATAGATAATCTTGCAGAAATGCTTGGTGTAAATATAGAAGCTTTAGCTGTAAGCATGTTAGCAGACCCTAATTATGAAGATGGTTCTACTTCTATCAAACAACGTTCTGTAATGCCAGCAGTGAAGTTCTCATCTGATTTAGCAGAAGTTCAAGGTTACTGGTTCGAATTCTTTAAACGTATGTACGACTTGTATGGTGGTGAAAGAGACTTTGCTGAATGGATTAATGCAGTATCTAATTCAAGTAACTTTAATGATTTACCAATGAAAACATTTACTTGGAAGAACCAATCAGAATTAGATTTTGGTGGAATGTCTTGGCTCTATATTCGTAAGATACAACTAAAAGGAAATGTTCGTAAAATTCGTAGAATGCGAAGAGTAAAAGAGATTAAACGTGGTAAACCAATTCAAGTAAACACTATTGAAGAACTTAAATCTATTATTGAACCTCCAAGAGAATTTGCAGAAGATGGTTATTATACTTCCGGTAAAGGTGTACAACATTGTACAGGTGGACAGAAGTATGTTACTAAAGGCACAATGGATAGAAAAGTTTCATTGCCTTATGTGATGCAAGATTACTCTTATACTTATTTCTGTAAACAATCAGGTCCTGATACAGTTGAAGCTTATGCAGTAGCTGGTTTATGTTTCATGACTAAAATGATTCAAAAGGTTCACTGGGCTCAAGCATGGTACGATTTAGATTTACAGTATGCTCGAAATGTAAATACATATATCAATCATAAGAAAGACTTTAGTGCTTTATATGATATGGAACATCGAGTAAGTAAACGACATTACTATATAACACGTGTAGCTCACTTTGGAATTATGCCTATTGATTACAATATTATTCGTAGAATGGGGGCTGTTGAACTTGAAAGACTAGCTGTACGAGTTCCATTACTTTATGGATTTACTCATTCTGAAAGTAAAGGTAAGTCTAAAGGATTAAAGCTTATATTGAATATTGTACAAGTAATTGTAGCTGTTGTAGGTGCGATTCTTACAGCACCTTCAGGTAGTACATCTAATGCTGCTGCTGCTGCAGCGAATGCTACTATCTCAGCTTTAATTAGAACTGTAGTTTCTGCTGTAATTGTATCTCTTGTGTTTAAATACGCATTAATGCCTTTATTAAAAGCTATTGGTTTAAAAGGTATCATTGCTTTGATTGTAGCAATTATTATTATGATTGTCGCTTCTTATCTTGGTGGGCAGATGATGAATAACCAGTCTGCTATGCCTTATGGTTCAGAAGTAGGTGGTCAAACTGCTACACAAGTATCTGCAGAAGTTGTACAAAGCTCACAAAGCATTCTTGATTCTATTGCTCAATCAATACAAGAAACAATTACAAATATATCTACTACATTAAAAACATTTGGTGATTCTGTTTCTACACTTACTGCAGAATCTTTAACCCAAAGTGTTAAAGAAGGTATTCAAAGTGGATTGAACCAGATAATTAATATGAGTTCATTTGATGCCCTTAGTATGCTTACTCAAGCAGGGTTTCAAACATATAATTCAGAAAGTGCTCAAAAATTAGCTAAACTTCAAGTACAATCAGAAGAGGAAACTGCAAGATATGAAGCAGCTCAAAGAGAGCTTAGAGAATTGCAGGACACCATTAAAAACGCATCATATGATGTTAAAGCAGTGTTGGAAGCACAGCGAATGAGATTTAGAATGTATGACCCAACTTCATTTTTAGCATCAAATACAACACCGGATACTTACTCGGCATCGTTCGATTATTTATCTAACTTTATCAACATGAAACTAAATGTAGACCCTGCTACAACAGATGTAGCAATGACACCTGACTTTAGTTTCGTTAATCCTTATAAAACAGTATAGAGGTAAATATGGGAGTATATGTAGACCAGAATGGTAATCTTATTAGCGATAATTCTATTATTTCCCCGACTAATGGTACATATAATGTAGCAAACTGGGGTAATTATACAAATACTAATGGAGCATGGTCATTTAATCCAAATTCTTCATGGAATAATACGTTAAGCCAAAATAGTTTATTCCAAAATATGAACCAAGCTCAGCAGCAAGGCTTTACACCGTTTTTAATGTCACAAGGTGTAGACCCATTAAAAGTATCTCAAAGTCAGCTTGATGGGTACGCTAAGACTTATTTAAGTGGTAAAGGTGCTAACTTAGGTACAAATAACAATAGCTTTTTCGGATATGGTACTGACCAATTTGGTAACAAGACTTTTGCCGGTGGTACTGGTCTACAATGGGCTGGATTTGGTGCTAACTTAGGTTTAGGTTTATGGGGTGCATATCAACAACATAAACAAACTAAGCTTGCTCAACAAGCATTTGAAGAACAGAAAGCTTTACAACGAGCTAACTATAAAATGCAAGCTAAATCATTTAATAATAGCCTTAGAAACCAACAATCTGGTAGAGGTTTTGTAGGTATGTCTGGTTCAGCTAAACGTACGTTAGGACGTGAATACGATGCAAGAAAAGCAGAGGAAACTTACTAATGGCAATCGAGTGGAAACCTATTGAAGGTGGATTTGGTTCAGTTATGGAAACAGCTTTAGCACAGGCTAAACAACTCGCTCCACAACAAATAGATATTACACAAGGTTTTGGGGGTAGATTCGTTACCCCCGAAGAATATTATACAGCTAAGAATAACTATGCGTTAAATGCATTAGATATCCCTGAACCAGAACAAGAATCAAGTGTTCTCGGTGCGTTAGCTACTAAGAAACAAGAAGTGTTGGCACAACCTATACAACAAACAGTTTCACCATCATCTGTTGCATCAACTATTGCAAATATTGCAACTGGTTCACCTAACAAAGGTAAATACTCTGCATTATATGGAGAGAATTTTAATAAGTATGCTCCAATGATTGTAAGAGAAGCTCAGGCTCAAGGTGTAGACCCTAATACTTTATTATCTATGACTTACATTGAGTCTAAGTTCGACCCTAATGCAGCCAATAAAGCTTATGGTGGTTTACATCAAATCAGTAAATCTCAACATAGTAGATGGGCTGACCCAGAGTATAATACTCGTGAAGCTTTAAAATTATATAAAGCAAATGAAGCATATGCTCGTAAGCAAGGTATTACTTTTGATGTAGGAACTGCATATTTGTTCCATCAACAAGGTTTAGGTGGAGCTACAGCTTTATTAAAGAATCCTAACCTATCTGCTGCAGAAGCTTTAAAGAAAACTTCTCAATGGAAGAATAAAGATATATCTTGGATTAATAAAAATGTTATTGAAGCCAATGGTGGTAGAGCTAACATGAGTGCTACTGAATTTGCTAATTTATGGCGTAATAAAGCTAACGAAGTTTATGCAAACGTTCGAAGCAGAGAAGCTCAACTTGGTGGATGGGCTAATTATTTAAATAATAGAGGTTAGTATGGCTGAAATTAAATGGTTAAATGTAGATGGTTCTGCTCTTAATGGTGCAGTATCTAATGCAAATAGTGCAGTAAATAATTATGTAAGAACTCTTTTTGGTATTGGTTCAAATGTAGAAGACTTTACTGATAAATTACAAAAACGTTCTGATGAAACTGCAAAGTGGAATCGTAATCAAAATACACAACAAATCATTAACCAAATGCATAATGCAGATAGTTTAGATGCTATGAACCAACTACAAGCACAAGGTATTGGGAATGCTCAAACTGCTCTTGGTCAATTTGGTGGACAAGTAGATTTAGCTGCATTAAACGAAGCAAAAGCTACATGGGCAGCAGATACAGAAAAACGTGCATCTGCTAAAGATAGTTTATTAGATTATTCTCCAGAACAAAAAGCACTTATGTCTGAGATTCAGAACGATATTCTTACTGGAAATGTTGAAGCTGCTCAGGCTAAACTAAATAGTAGTAACTTTAGTAATAAAGAAAAATCTAACTTAGTAAATAGTATTTACAAAGCTCAAGAGAATAATAAAGACTTTAACCTCAAGTATGCAGATACTGCCGGTAAGTTTGCTAATTCACAACTTGAATTCCAAAAAGCACAAGCTGAAGCTCAGAAGTATGTTAATGATTTCCTTGCTAATAATGGTGATACTTCCGTATCAAGAGCTCTTTTAGCAAAAGACCCTACTTATCTTAAACTACAAGCTAACATTGAAGCATTAGGTCAAACTACTAATTTATTACAATCTCAACTTGATATGTTTGGTTCAAGTAAAATTGTTAATGGTGGTAAATATGCACCAAAGCTTCCTACTGATATTGCTCCGTCCATAGACTCTGGTTCAGTTGAACCAACAGATTTAGAACAACCTGTTCAAGAAGCGGTATCAGCTCAACAAGCTTTAAACCAAGAAGTTCCTAATAGTGTAACAAGTGTTGCAGAACGTGCAGTACAAATAGCTGCAGACCTTAAAACACAAACTACTAAACCAAAAACTCAAGATGAATTTGTCGATGATTTAAATGATTCTGGTTTTACAAGTCGTGTTGCTAGTTTAGCTCCAATAGGAATTCAACCAACCATTAATGCTTTATTAGAAGGTAAAATTGATATTGATTCAGAAGAAGGTCAAAAGAAATTGAGCCTTACTGAAGCTTATCTTAATGACAGAATTAAAGCATATAACAAACGGACTGGTAGTAATATTCAACCTATTACTCTTCCTAGAGATAAAGTTTCTGTAGCAGACTGGAAAAAGAATATGGAAGGTCGTAATGAAGTATTTGCTAGGGATACTCAATTAGCTCTAGAAGATACATTTGGAATTAAGAATACAGATGGTCCAAATGATTTAGACCCAGTCAAAAGTTTATTTATGACTGCTCTTACTAAGAATGATTATTCCAAAGATGATAGTAAATATAAATCTAAGAATGATGTCTTAGACGCACTTAATAAACAAAAATACAATCAAGGTATTTTTGATGGAAACGACCTTAAAGAACGTGCGGTTAAACTACTAGAATTATTTGAACCAAAAGAAGTAATGCGTATTATTAATAGCGTTACTGAAAATGGTACTCGTGAAGCAAATGGTGTAGCTAGTTCATTTACTACCGGTGATGAGTATGCACGTATTGATAATCTTATTCGTGATGTAAATAAAGACCCTAAACTGGTTCAAAAACTTCGTGAAAAAGTGAACGATATTGAGAAACGTCATACAGAGAAGACTAACGGTTTAAGTGCATTAATTCCTGTAGGTCAAGCAGCTTCTGTAGATGCATCTGATAGAAATGCTTATGGTAAAGAATATCTTGAATCAAGAAACTCTATTAGTCGTAAAGTGGATGCTAAAGTCAAAGCTAAAGAAGATGTAGAAGCTTTAAAACAGAAAGCTGATATTGCTAGTACTAATACTGCTATTAATGATGCTGCAGAAAGATTCCCTGCAGATACGTTAAAAGCTTTATTGGAAGATGGTACTTTAGATACTGCCACTCAAATTAAAGCTTATGTAGCTTTAGGTAATAAAGTTCCTACTGAATTAGATGAAAAAGAGTTAGATAAAATCCGAAATACTCTGTTAGAATTACCTGCAGAAAAACTTAAAACATTGATTCAAAGTAAAGTAAATACTGCTGAATTAAAGAAAGAAGCAGATAGATTACGTAAAGAACTGAAAGATAAAGATTTACTAACTTCAGACCTTGAATCTAAACTCAAATCTATTAATTAATGGAGAAGCTTATGGCTGGATTTATTAACTGGAATAATATTGGAAGCATTACTGATACGTCAGATGCGATTGATGAAAGAGAACAGGCTTACGAGCCTGTTCAATTTGATAGCAATTCTTGGACAAATATTGGTATTGCAAAACAAAGAGCTATTACTCCAACAGCACCTACTGCGTATGAGCAACGTAAATCCTCTTTAGAAGAAGCTACAGAAAGAAATAAAGCTATTCTAGGGGATAAGTTAGCTCAAGATGCTCAGAAGCGTGATGAACTTCTTATTGCGTCTGGTGCAGATGAAAATCAGGTTAATCAGAATAGACAGATTCAAACTGAAATCAAAAACAAAGATAGTTTAGAACGTATTCAGAATCATATTGCTTCTAAGTCTGACCCATTAAATAAAGTTAGTTTCTTTGATGAAGATTTAGAAAATGCTATTCATAATCTTAGCCGAAATGAAGTTATTGAGTTATATGCAGGTAAACCAGAACTTAGAGATTATATTCTAAGCCAACAAGGTTATGCAGCAAACCAATTAACTAAAACTGGTTTATATAGCGACAGTGCAGCTTCTGTATTTGGTAACTTAGCTTCTGTTGGTTTAGGTGCAGCAGGTGAAGAAGCTGCTCTTATTGACTGGGCTAACTATACTGCTAAATCTCTTACTGGTTCATCTGAAAGTGAAAAGACTAAAGCTATTACAGAAGGCTTATCTAATAAATTTAATAATCTTAGTGATGAATACAGAAATACTTCAGCACGTTTATCTGATGAAGCTACTGCTGCAAGACAGGAACTTACTGATTGGGAATATGATAAAAAGATTGCTCAACAGAAGATTAATGGTCTTCGTGGTTCAGAAGTTAATCAAGATACTGTTGGTAGAGAATTATCTAAAGTTAAAGATGTATTGTCAGATGGTTATCAAGTTACTAAAGAAATTGCTCAAGAAGTTCCAAGTACTATTGCAACTCTTGGTGTAGCAAAAGGTATCACTTCAGGTACTAAAGCTGTAGCAAAAGCAGCTTCTAAAGATAAAATTAAATCTAATCTTGCTAAGAAAGAAGCTCAATATGTTGCAGAACAAAAAGCTAAAACGGAGCTTACTGAAGATGCTATTAAAGCTACACCTGAATTTGCTAAAGCTCAGGAAGTTGCTAAGAAAAATATTGATGCAGTATTCACACGTAAATCTCAAAAACATTCCGGTAAAATTATTACTGGATGGGAAACTGTAAGCTCTGGTGCACAAAATGCTGTACCTGCTTATAGTGATGCAGCAGAATTTATTTTGAACCAAGACGATAATTCATTTAAAGAATCTAAAGGATTTAAAGATTTACAAAAAGAAAATCCAGATATTACTGTAGATGATGCTAAACAAGTATTAGCAAATAGAGCTGGTGAAGAAGCTATGCTTCGTGCATTCTTCTCTTCTGCTACATTAGGTGCTGCGTTCTCTAATGCTGAACGTAAACTATTTGATAGATTATTCAAAGGTAAATCTTTAGCAACTATTAAAGAACGTGCTAAATCATTTGGTATTTCTGTTGGTTCAAATGCTGTACAAGAGTTTGGAGAAGAAGCTTCATCTAAACTATATTCTAATTTAGCTATCAATAATGCACTAGGTTACAAAGCTGTAGATGAATCACGAGATGTATTATCTTCTGGTTTATATGGTGCGATTACAGGTGGTGCTACAACTACTCTTACTAACAGTCCTGAACTTATCGGAGCTGGTGCTAAAAAATTAGCAAAAGTTGCTGGAAATAAAATTGCTCAATCTGCTCAAAAATCTACTGCTAAGATGCAAGCTAAACAAGTAGAAGAAGAAGCTAAAGAGAACCAATCACTATTTGGTACATCATCTTATAAAGATAAAGATGGTAATGTGGTAGCTGGACAAAAAGGTGTACTTGGTAAAGATTTTGATGAATCTAATATTGGTAAAGCATATAAAGAATCTATTGATACTTTAGGTAAATCAAGTGCTGTATTACAAGAAGTAATTGATAGTCATGGTAAAGAGAATTACACCCAAGTAATTCACGCCCTTTATCAAGGATATGTTAATGCTCGTAAAGCTTTAGAGAATCCAGATAAATTATCTAAAGAACAACTTGAAGGTTATACTGCATTAAAAGATGCTTATGAAGCATTCCAAGTTAAAATGAGTCAAGGTGCTGTAAAAGACTTAGCAGAATATAACAATGACCTTTATTCTGCTATTAGTGATATGCATATGACAAATGCTGACCCTAATGCTACGACTGAACAAAAACAAGCTGCTGTTGATAAAGTAAATGAATTAGCTGGTAAAGATGAAGGTTTCCAAAAATTAACTAAATCTACTTTATACAGCATGCTTTCTACAGACAGAAACCAAGAATATGAAGAAGTTCAGCAGATGCCTAAAGATGTATCATTCTTGGATGGTAAAGATAAGAAAGATTATCCTGAAGTATACAATGCAGTATCCCGTGAGCTTAAAAATATTAGTACAGCTCTACATTCTGGTCAGATTTCTGAAGAAGAAGCTTATACTAAATATAGTGATGCTCTTACTAAAATCAGTGTTCTAAAAGATACTGATACCAGTACACAAGAAAAACTCTTAGGTACTCGTGCATTATTAGAAGAAATGCGTTCAAGCCTTAACAGTATTGGTAAAGACTTTGGTGACCATTCTCCATTCAAACTCTTATTAGATGAATTAAATAAATGGACTCCATCTGAATCAGAATCTGATTATTCTGTAGATAATGTTATATTACAGAAATTCTTTGGTTCACAAGGTGTAGGTGCATATTCTAAAGGTTATAAACTCGGTTTATTAGATTATGTAACAGACTACTTTAATGCTAAGAAGACAGGTACAGAATTCCATTCATTAGCGAGATTACAACGCTTCTTTAATACTCAGGTAGATAAAGTTAGTGCTCTTACTGATATGATTAATCAGATGAAAGCTGATGATGCTGCCGGTAAATTAAAACCTGAATACTCTTACAAAACTAAATATACAACTCTTTCTGGTGATATTAACCGATTCACTTCGATTAAATCTGCAGAACGTTATTTAGAATTAGCTATGGGAGATATGGAAGGTTTTAATAAGATTGCTCAATCCTTATTACAAGGTACTGCAAGAAACCATACAAAACCTTTAGCGAAGAAAGAATCTAAACCAACTTCTATTAATGTTTGGCATGGTTCTAATGAAAATAAACATTTCTCTAATTTAGCGGTACGACCATTCACATTTGAAGGTAGAAGATACCTTTCTGTAGAACATGCTTACCAAAGTCTTAAATCTGGTTCATTTGACCAAGATACTTATAGTAAATCTTGGGGTGATGGTGTAAAACATGTCGGTAAGTTAGGTACAAATAAAGATACTAATTTTGCTTTAATGGAAAAACTTATTTATGAGTCTTTTGCACAAAACCCTAAAGCAGCTAAACAATTATTAGATACTGGTGAAGCTAAATTTACACATAACCAAGATAAAGGTTTTTGGAAAGATGCATTTCCTGCTGCATTAGCAAATGTTAGAGAGTTTTTAAGAAACCCTCAAACAACTGATTCTATAGAAGAACAAAATGAAAATCCTAAAGTCTATACTGTATCTTCTATTCGTAAAGATGAGAATGGTAAACCTGTAAGTCAAATTGATGTAGAAGTTGATGATTCATCAGATGAATTAGTTAGTTTCGTAAATACTAAAGGCAAACTTTCTGCAAAAATTCGTTCTAAGTTCTCTAAAAAAGATTTTGATAACTATAACCAAGGTACAGATAATTCCGCTAATGCTACACCAAGACGAATTGTATTTGGTCAAATGGAATCTCAGTATGGTATTGGACAACCAGAGTTAGATAAACTCATTCAGATGTATGCTGATAGAGTAATGAACGGTAACCTTAACCAAGCACTTAAACGTTTTATCTTAGAGCGTGGGATTTCTCATGTACAGCATAAAGATAGTGATTTTAAAGTATATAAAGCTGCTCAAGCTAAAAACCCTGATAAATTTTCTGAAGATGCAGGTGTATTAGCAGTAGGTTTACGTGCATACTCTGATGCTATTGTTGCTCTTGGTTCAGCTTTACAGTTAGGTAATGATATTAATACTGTTGCTGAAAATCTAAGAGAAACTGTAGAAGAAGTGGAACAGCAAGAGAACCAATCTACAGAACCACAATCAGAGTCAACACCGGAAGTGTTATTAGGTTTGCCATACTTAGGTGATGCTACTTTAGTAAAAGCTCAAGAATCGAATTATGAAAATCATAAATCATACTTAGCTCATGCTTTTGCAGAATTAAATGCAGAAGCTTTAAAAGCACAATTTGGTGATTTACCTTCTGAACCAACTTATACAGTAAAAGTACCTCTTAACTCTGAATTTCAAATTCAAACTGATAATCCATTTGTACAGGTTTCTGGAGATACTTTAACAGTTGATTTCCCTGAAGCTATTGCAAAAGAGCTTATCAAACATGGTTTTGATGTAGAACAGAACTCGTTTGGTATGTTTATTCAAGAGAACAAAGATTATAGTAATAGAATGTCTAATGAAGTTGTACAAGCAATGGCAGCTACACAGGTTAAAGACTATGGTACTGAACAAGGTATGGAAAATACCCGTGTTATTGGCGAACTCTTAAATGATGGTACATTTGACCATACTACTGGTGAAGATGGTGCATTTATTAGTGCATTGATTCCTATTACTCGTTCTATTAGTGATTATCTTAAAGGTAGACAAACAGGTGTGTTTAATAGACATACCCGTAGAGGTACATATCGTAAAAAATCTAGTACTGCTGTATTACCTAGATTTACTGGATTTAACTTCCTTACTAACTTATTTGGTTTAAGCTTTAATGAAAAAGGTAAACCAACAATAAATATTCCTGAGAAAGTAATCCAAGCATTCACAGTAGCTATTCCTCAAGCAATTATGGAAGCTAATAATCGTCATTTCCATACTAGCCTAGAAGAAAGCTTAAGCGGTATTGGACAAATATCTGGTGTATATAATGTTACTCAAGAATTAAAAACAAATTACATCTCTCAGATTGACCGTAGTAAAGCTCAACGAGTGGATAACTATTCTGTAATTTCTGATACTAAACGAGAGTTTATTAAAGAAGCTGGTGCTAAAGTTTTTGAAGCTTTAGGGTTAAAAACTACTAAAGCTACTTCTATGATTCAAGAAGATACTATTAAGTCTTCTCTTGGTTTAGAAGCGTATAACTATATGCTCGCTAATGGAATGATTCAGGAATATCTTGTTGATGTAGTAAATGATTCAACTGAAAAAACTGAACCGCATATTTACTTTGGTTTCAGTTGGAATAACCCAGCAATCATGAATGATGCTCAGTATGAAGCTACTCGCTTAATGCTAGGCAAATCTATGAAGATGGATGCTAAAGCTTATGAAGATAGTGCAGAAATTCTTAATAAAGCGTTTGGTTCACCTATCTATGGAGCTACATTAAACTTGTTAAATTATGCTCATAGTGATGCAGCAAATGCTATCTTTGGTGATACCGAGTTATTGCATGGTGTAACTTTATCTGACATCAATGAAGAGATTGGTGAAACTCCAGCTAAAGGTCCTAAAGCAGAATCTAAAGATGCTAAAACAAAACTTACTTCTGGTAATAATCCTACTCTGAAAAAAGCATTACAAACTGCTAACTCAGTAGCATTTACTCCGGATGCAAATATGTTTGAATTGTATGATAACCAACCAGAACTTTATAAAGTATTAAATGGTGCTATTCCAGAACATATTAAAATTGATGACTTACCTATTACAGAAGAATCTAAAGATGCATTACGTTCTAGACAACTTCGTGTAGATAGAGATTTCCGTTTAATTGATACTTATAGAGGAGTTTCTTTAGGTCAAGGTATTAAAAATTTCTTTGATACTTTGTTTAGATTCGCTCATAAATTTGCTACCAATGGGCGTATTATCTTCTCTGCTGACTTAAACCCAGTAGAAAGTAAAGTAGTACGCGAAATGCTTAATCCAGTGGAATTTACTTTGAGCCAAGATGAAAATGGATATACGACTGTACAAGGTACAATTACTCCAACATTCAAAGTAAACAAAGCTTCAGAACCACGTACATTTGAAGATTTAATAGAGTTAGCTAACAGTAATCGTAAACAAGCTAACGATGCTAAAGGTTTTATTCTTGCATTGGCTCAAGCTGCAGGTGTTAAGATTGAGAAAAAACTTTATGAAAATATCGTAGAAGAAACTAAGCAAAAACTTGGTAAATACCAAGAGATGATTGATGAGTTATGGAAAGCTCAACAACAAGGTAAAGACTATGTTCCTGATTTAGATATGGCTTATGCTTTCTATAATGAACATGGTACTGGTACATCTCGTTTAGTAAAAACTCTTTCTGCATATGCTCAATACCAATATCAAAATGTAGAAGGTCATGATAATCAATATGGTAAATCTAAACGTGGTCAATTAAGTTTCCACCTATACCTTGAAGCAGATGGTATTGCTAACGGTTTCTATAATATTCTTAAACAGTTTAGTACTGCTATCACTCCAGCTTATATTAAAGCTCAAAATCGTACAGGTAATATCACACTTGATATCCTAGCTGAAAACCTTGATAAACTTGATAAGCTAGAAGGTGCAAGAACATTATTTGATTCTGATGCATATGATATTGATGATATGTATGAACATATTGCTAAATCTATGGAAAATTCCATAAAACGAGCTTTACCAGCATTTTCTGAAGAAATGAACAGAAAAGTTGGTAAATACACTGTAGGTGAGTTCTTTGCTCCGTATTTAGCTAACAATGATATGTTAAACCATATTCGAAAAATCTTTGGTAGAGGTAAGGAAGCAGCTAATAAATACTATGCAGAGATTAAAGCATCTCCAGAATTAATGAATGAATTAGAAGGTATTCGTAAAAACCTTAATAGTGCTATTAACCAAACTATTGCAGAACCATTCTCAAAAGAAGGTAAAAAAGAGTTTGTTAAGCGTACACGTAATATTTTAGGTGGAATTAATACTTTATATACCTATGGTCAAATTATCTTATTAGATGGTGTTAGTGATGCTGAGTTAGGTAAATTCTATAAACTTGTAATAAATGGGGATTACTCTCAATTTAAAGATGAAAATCTTATTAGTTCATTTAAACGTAGTTTAGCTAAGTTAGGTGTTACTCCGGCAATGTATGGTGGTAAACAAAAAGGTATTACTAACCAAATCATGACTAACTTAAAACCTCAACTATTAAAATATTTAGATGAGACTATGACTAGAATTGCTTCTATTAATGAAGACTCTTCTAACGATGATTGGAAAGCGTTAAGTAAAGCTTTTGCACAAGCTAGAGCTATCGCTGTAATTCTAGGTATCCCTTCTCCAATGTTTAATAATGAAAAAGGATACCAAACTAATACTGAATTCAGTAAAGCAGTTACTGGTAGAGATGTTAAAGCTTTACGTAATTATTCAAAAGCTCTTAATGATGAAATAAATAATATTGTAGATTATTACAATGACAATAAAGTTAATATAACTAGACGTATTGGTAATAGTCTTGGAACATTCTTAAATGATGCTATTCAAGAGCAGTTCTCTGAGCATTTTGAAAGTATCAATGTTGCTATGAATTTGAACCAAGCTCTATTCAATATGTTTATGAATGAGTTTACATCTAAATTCCCTACATTTATTGCTCAACGTAATAAAGAAAAAGGATATTCTGAACTACAAGGTTCTGTAGGTATTACTCGTAGTGAAATTATTCAACTGATGAAACAGATGAAGAATATCCCTATTGTAGGTACTGCATTCTCTGATAGTGCTGAATTAATAGATTCTTTAGTGGATTTAGGTAACACATTACTTAAAACAGATGGTTCAGTTTCTTTAGACCATTCTACTAACATCAGTTCTAACTTTGCTCAAGGTTCAGGACAAACTGCTAAGTCAGATAAAGTTCGTGTATACCATGAGGGAACTAACTTTGAAGCTGCCGGTGCAAGTATCAATACTGCATCTGTGCCATCTACAGAAGCTATGACATTACACTTGGTTCAACAAGCTATGAACCGTGTAGGTAAAGCTTTCTTAAACGTATTTGATGGTCTTGATGCTAAATATCAATTAAGAGATGAAATAGGTATTGGTGCAAATAAAAATACTTTTGATGTACATACTAATACTCACTTATTAGAAGCTATGTTCCAAATGTTTAATAGAACTTCATTTGATGAACTTCAAGAAAAAGTGAAGATTGATGGTAAAGAAGTATTTAAAGACCCTGCATTAAGAGACTTTGTGTTTGGAAGTATGGCAATGGTTAAACTCTCTAATCCTCGATTACAACGAGGTGGTGGAGAGGGAGATTTAAAAGCTCATATCAGACTTAACCAAGATTTAATTCAAAAATATTTAGACTATCGTAATGCTGCTCGTTTAGTTGGTAAACGTGTAATGCCGATGGAAGAGTTTTTTGAAAATAGTGCTAATCAAGATTTATTACAAAAACTTGATGATACATTTAAAGTACCTAAAATCCTTGAAGAAGAATTTTCACCGTATTTTACAAATGAATTAAATCCTGATGAAGATATTTTTACTACTGCTGTACGTCAAACCATTAAAGATTATAAATTTATGGTAGCGGATAACTATGCAATTCGTCAGCTTGAAGCAAATGACTTGCCGGTTATTGTGAACCAGTTTGGTGGAAGTAATACTGGGTATTTCCATAATCCAGAATTTGTATCTAAACAATCTGACTTAGTACAACGTTTTATTAGGTTCAAAGAAAAATTTCCATTATTAGAACCTAGTGAAGCATTAGCTCTCTTTATTGAAAACGATGAAGAGTTATCTA